TCGCAGGGCGCATCTTCCGGATATCGCCCGTCACCTGATGCACGAACTGCGGCATCTGGTTGTTGGTCAGAACCGGCCTTGATTCCGCATTGCGCGTTGCGGCGACCTCGGCCGGCCACTGATTGCCCGCCATGAAGTCGAGATCATCATAGGCGAGCTTGATATTCTGCCGCTCCCGCTCAATACCGCGCGTCCAGCGCTCGCGGGCAAGCTTTAGAATGGCGTCCTTTTGGACTTTCGATAGCTTGAGCGGTTCGCCGATTTGGTCATTGCTGGGGATGTTCTGGGAGGCTTCATCCTCTCCCTTTTCCGCAGCATAATCGTTAGCCATGCGCGAGCTTCAAGCAGCCGTAGATCAAGAGCAGTGTTCCAATCATGATGAAGAAAATTCCGGAATGATATTCGTCGGGGGTCATGAGCCTTGCCATCCCATTCCTCCTCTCGCGAACCTGGGCGAGCGATCCTCTTCCTGTTGTGGAGCTTCGTAAGCCACGCACATCAGACCAAACGCATCCGCGCCGTGTGACGACCAATCATGTTCTGGACCAAGGCCGACTTCACGATCATCATCCGATTTCTTTTCGTGATACCAGCCGAGCGCATCACGCCCCGATTCTGTCGTTTCTCGATTGAACCAGATCGATGGGAATAGACGCCTCGCAGCCTCAATCCTCATCTTGGCAGCGCCCTTGCCCTGGTTAGGGATTACCAGCGTTTCAAACCCGGCTTGTCCTAGCGCACTTTCGTAGGAAACGTCATAAACCTTGTCGTTGGTTGATCCATCATGCGGCAAGACACAGAGGGCTTTGCCGTATCCAGCGTCTCGGAGCCATTTGACGTGCGTTGCGAGTGGTTGTCCAACAGCCTCATAATAGTCAAGTACGCGGATTTCACGCCCAATGAATTGAGCAATCCAGATCGCGCATGCATCCGCTTTGGCACCTGTGCCCCCGATGTCCCAGAAAGCCCGATAAGTCATCAAGGGATCGGGCGAAACATTTCCGATGCGGCTAGGATTCGCATTCTTGGCCGCTGAGAGGCTATCCGCGTAATAGGCCCCATCAATGGCCGTCACGTATTCGCCTTCCCAGATATGCTCGTATTGGTCTGGGCGTTTGGTCTTATCATTCAGACGCTTTTGATTCAGCGTGCCGGGAAACCATGGATTGTCCCGCCAATTCATCTGAGCGATTTTGGACTGCGGCGGCGGGTCGATTCGAAAGCGCTTGTTGGTCGCGCTCTTTTTGCGCTCCGGGTTCCACGTAACCCAAACCTCTGCGCCTTCTTCGCGAACCGTGTTGTCCGCCTTCTGCCATGCAGTTTCAGAAACCTGCTCAGCTTCATCAACCCAAAGCAGCCTTATCTTTGCCTTGGACTTCACGCTATCGAGATTGTGACGCAATCCGATGAAAGCGAAGTTGATCTTGCCATCCCTCGTGCGAATATACTTTTCGCCAACATCATAACGAGCAGCAAGCCAAGGCTCTTCAAGAATGGCGGCTTTAACCTCGGCAAGCGAACTGTCGTCTAGCGAGTTCATAAACTCACGACCACAAACAACTACACCAGGCTCGTTGGCCTCCGCGCACATGAAACCATGTACGGCCGCCATCTTGGCGAATGTCCTGGTCTTGGCAGAGCCGCGGCCACCATGCGCGCCGCGGTACATCGCGCGCCCGGTAAAGACTGAAACCAGCTTATCCGGGATCTTGATCTGGAGGGCGGACACCGACGAGCTCAATTCTTGTAATCCGGACGGGTGGCGCATCGTCATCGCCTGAAATCGGTTGAGTGGGCTTGCCCCAGCCACGATCTAGCAATGCTTCTGATGCCCTGACGCGCGCTGCTTCTTGTTCGCCGTTCTGCGCAATGCCAGCCAATGTCTGAATGGCCATTTCAGTATAAGATCGCGCAAGAGAGCGAATTTCGGTAAGGGATTTAGTCATTTATTACTCGGGTCTATTTCCCCATCAGCAGCTTACGCCGCGCCGCTTCCCTGATGTGCTGCTTGGCAGCGGATGACAATTCCTTGGCGCGTCCAACATCGATAAGCGCTGCTTTGGCGTGATTTTTGTCTTCAATCGGGAACGAGCGACCAGGTCCAGCGAAATCTTTACCAAGGATCTTGGAACGGGCTTTGGCTGTTAGCTTAGCCATTATTCCGGCCCGCCATTGCTGAATTGACCCAGTGATGACCTGATATCGTCGGCTTCAGTGCGAAGATGCTTGGCGACTGATTTGACGGTGTTGATCCCATCTCGAACGTCGGCCGCAGCGGATTGCAAGTCGGTATGAGCTGCATCAACCTCGCCTTTGATAGCTGCAATTAGACTGGCGATCGAGGAACCGAGATGCGACGCGCCAGTGACGCTGCGTTTAATCGGTTCGGAAACAACAACAGTTTGAATAGCCTGTGGTACGATCTCGACCGTAGGAAGTGGCGTAGGTTCGTCGCTCATGATCAATCCAAGAGGCTGGAACTCAGGCTGTGCAACTGGCTGGAATGCATTAGCCAACGATTGAACGCGGCTGCGAACCGAGGCGTTGCCTTTTGGAATCTCAAACCTTTGATCTCCAAGACTGTAGATTTCCGTTCCGTTGCGTTGCTCAACCGTGAGACTTTCAATTCCTGGAATGTGGGAGAGACGATCTTTTACCTCTCGCAGTCCCATTCTTTCCCTGCTCAACCCTAGTATGGCTTGCTCTAGATCTGAGGCGTATAAACGGAAGAGGAGTGGATTGAACGATCTCATAAAAAACCCCCGGTGTTTTAAGCCGGGGTTGGAGGTTCAAGGAGGGAGAAACGTTCGCAAGAAAGCCCGCGCGACATTTCTGCCGGCGGGCGCAAATCACGAACCATACCTGATTTGCCCCATTTCAGTTAAACCGTCAAGGGTGATGCGAGCAACTTCCCAGCATAGAAAAATACAGAATGACGCATATCGCGATCAGACAAATCCTGATATAGAGCAACTCTGTCGCAATCTTATCCGACGGCTCGCTCATCCGATCCCCCAAAGCTTGGCCAGCCGATGCCCACCGTCCCTCAACATTTCTGTTGCAGCCGCGATCGCCTGAGGCTTGTTCGTCCACCCGATGCTGAAGCCGGCGAGCTCCAAAGAATGCCCGGCGCAAACTACGTTGTCTACCACGATGCCTGTCCTGCGCCCCATAAGCTCCCGTGCATCGCGCCATTGCTTCCGGTGGTGGTACTGGGCCTCAGTCTTGGACATGCCGCTCATTGAGCCCGGGTCGCTGGAGAAAATGCGGTTTAGATCGACTGTGCCGACTCCACCCTCCAGGCCCGCATGATGCCAATGGTGGTGATACTTTTGCAGCGCGGAATACTCCGGTCCCGAGATCGCATGGCGCGCGAACATCCGGGCAAGCGGATCATCCCGCATGGTGTGGATCTTACCGCCGCGCTTGTCATCACCCACGACAAAGAAGCCCTCAGCCTTGGCAAGCCGCTCGGCTGTCGGCCCGATCGACGAAGCGTACTCCGGGTTGATCTCACCCTTGATTGTGGCCGGAACTCCCGTCCTGCGACTGCTTTTCATTGTTGCCCCGCCGTGCATGTGATTTCTCCTGGTGATAGTTTTGAAGCCAATTGCGAGATTTCTTGAGACGGTCGGCGCGGTTTGAGTGGTCCGGCGCGAGGCCTGAAGCGGCAGTGCTCAAAACGTCGCTTTCGGGTGAAACCTCTTTTGATTTCAATGGCTCAGGGCGGTGCTTAACCGTTTCACGGACCGAGCCGTCTGAGGGGTCGCGGATCATGCGTCCATCCTCCGCATCGAAAGTTTGTGGATGCCGTGCTTTGCAAGGACGTCAGGTGGACACTCGCAGGCTGGCGAATCCGGATCGCTGCCATGCCCCTTGGGCCATCGTTGGTTCGATTTCCAGAGCCTAGCAGCCGCCTCCCAATCGCGTTTCGCAGCTATATCGCGAGAGCTTTCGGGTGACTTGGCGTGACGCTCTGCTAGGATTTCATCGAAGTAGTTCAAGCTGGAAACATTGGTTCCTCGTGCAAGGACCTCTCCGACGACCTCGATGATCATGGTCGAGGTATATCCCTTGGAAAGCCAAATCCCTGCCCGCTCCAAGTCCAGTGGTCGTGAAGGCCCAAGTAGCTCGGCAAGGTCGGTACGAAGAACCTTTTCAGATTTTGAAACAGCGCGCGTTTCTGCTCTGCTCTGCTCTGTATCTGCTCTGCTCTGCTCTGGGGGCGTTTCAGAAACGGCGGGTGAAACGTTTCGTTCGCGTTCCCTGAAACGTTTCACTCTCGATGTTGAAACGTCAGATTTATATTGCCGGCCGTTCCAATTGTGCGGCGCAAACCCCGTTTCAGTCTTGTCTATAAGACCGGACTTTACGAGTGCGGCAATGATCTCCGTCGCCTTTGCAGCAGTCACGCGAAGCTGAATTGCGATGTCGTCCAGCAATGGCAAAATGCCATCGTTCATTGATGCGATGCAAAGCATGGCGATGTAGTGCCAGCGCGTCGCTTCCGGCAGCTTCAACACCTTCGGGTCGTTGATTATGTCGTGATAGAGACGCAGCCAGGAATGCATCAGCCGGTCCTCGCTAATTGAGAAAGCGAGATGCCATCGAATGAAAAAAGGCGACGCTTTTGATCTCTGTCTAGGTTATTATCTGTCTG